ATTCCTAATGATTTAGCAATAGCTTGTTGTTCTAATCTATTACCTGATTGGAAAGCATTTAAGATCTCTTGGTTTCCTGCTATCTCTTTACCAAGAGTTTCCATATCATTCATTAAAGCTGCTGATCTAGCTCTCTCTAAATTAAGAGATTTACCTGTTAATAATTCAGCCTCCATTTCAGCTTCTAAGGAAGATTCTATACTAAGTAGACCGTCAGCAATACCTTCCATTTCCTTCAAACTTAATCCCATTGATCTTGCTTGAGCTGCTGCTTTTGTTAAAGCTTCAGTTGAGTTACCTAATGACATTGCTACTCCTCCTGATGCATTAGCTACATCATCCATTACTTGTCCAACATTTACAGCTGATTTATTTTGCTGGATAAAGTTTTTAGTAGTTTTAAAAGATTCTTGTGTATGCTTTTTTAATGATTGACCATTAGCTTCAGCTCTAATAGATAATTTTGCTGCTGATTCAGCTGACATACCCATTAGTTCTGTTAGTTCTGCTGCTTCTAAAAGGGTTGCTTTACTAAATGCAGCATCAACATTAATTCCTAATTCACTACTTAATGCATTAATTGTTTTAAGCATGTCAATGGATGATACCATGCTCATATTCATTGCACCTATATTAGTTGCACTTTGTCCGGTTAGCTTTCTTTGTTCTCTTTGTTGATTAGATACTTCTGTTAAAGTCTGGACCATTTTACCTAAAATTAAAGTAGGTATTGCTTCACGAAGAGCACCTGCCATTAATCCGGCACGCTTTATGTTCATTTGTAAAGTCTCTCCTACTTCAGCTGAGCGATAAGTAATCTCTCCAAATTCATCTTCTACTGCAAGGAGATCTTTTTTGAACTCTTCCATTTGAGCATCAATCTCGTCGAAGCCCATTTTTTTTGCTAAATCACCTAAACCAGCTTTATTTAGAACACCACTTATACTTTGTAATGTACCTTCAAATACTCCACCAGCTTTATTTAGATTTTTAAATCCTTGTTCTTGACTTGCTAATACTTGATTTTGATATTCTATTGCATTAGCTGTTTCTAGTAATTCCGCTCCTAATAGTTGCTCTTCTGTAAAAGATTCTTTCTGTCTATCGATTCTATGGGAGAGTTTAGCTATTTGCTCTTGAAGTCTTTTTGCTTGCTCTCCTGTTGCTGTTTCCTGTTCTTTTTCTTTTTTAGCTATCTGCTCTTCTAACTTAGCTATTGTATTTAACGGCTTCGTCATTCCTCTAACAGCAATAGTAGCTTCTGCTCTCATTCTAGCTACATTCTCAGTATTAGTAGCTATGGTAGACTGAACATCATTAAGACTTGTAAAATCTTTTAATTGTTTAGACAGAGCTGAATTAGCACTATTAAGTAGGCTATTCATTTCTCTCTGCTTTTGAGAGCGTTTAGTACTTAGACCTAATAATTCTCTAGAAGAATCAGTAAGATTTCGGACTTGATCAACTATTTCTTGTCTAGTTGTTAATTCCGACTTTAATTCTTTATTAACCTGTTTTTGATTATTTAACTCTTCCCTAGAGGCCATAATTATAAATATCTACTAATCAAATTATTTATAGCTAGGAACAGAACGGCCAGGCATACCTTTTGGCTCAGCAGCCTTAAATTGTGTACGATTAATTTTACCTTCAGAGTCTACTAAAGTAGATGATGTACTACTATTACTAGACTTCTCATATTGCTTACGCTCGTTTTCATAATGCTCTTGTATTTCATGATAAACGTACTTACGTAGCCAAATAGGCATATTATATACAGTATCTAAATCATATCCACCTTTTCCATAGAAAACTATCTGATGGAGAATAGTAAATAAATTTTTTCTATATTGAGCTGCGTCACTCGAGGTCAGGATAAAAGAACTGTGGAGTAATTGGGAGGTTGATACCTTTAACGAGTTCTTCTGGAAAAAAAAATAAATCGATATCTGGAGAAATTTCTTTAATATATGTTCTTAATGCTCTGGAGTCCATTGCTAGTAGACTATTATCTACAAATGAACGAACAGCTTTAGGTGTATCATCTCCATCTACTGATGTAATAATATATTTTAATCTTGTTGATAATTCAAAAGCATCTTTACGTACTCTTTTTAAACCTTTAATTTCATTATCAATAGCTCTCTCATCTTTATGAGATAGAAGCTTAAAAGTAATAGGTACTTTAGAATGTGGTAGAACAAAGTCAAAATTATTAACTCCTTTCTCTACTTCTTTATGTAGTTCTTTTTCTTCAAATTCTGATAGATCTACCGTAAACTCTTTTCCTCCATATTCAAATGAATATTCTTTACCATATGATAGAATACGAGCAGCAATCATAATACCGTTCTTATCTCCAATTAATAAATCATCATACTTAATATCTGAAACGATTAAGGATTGCATTAGTTTATCTAATACAATTCCTTTTTCGATATATGTTTGATTTGTAAGAATGTCCTCCTCTCTAGCAGTCATATACTTCATCTCAATCTCTCCTTTAGCAAGAGGACTTTCAGGATCATATAATACTCCTTTAGAAGGTAGTGTCACGATTTCCGTAGGAAACTTAGGTGCGGCCATAAATTTTATTTTTTAAAACTATTATTATTAAATATAACTAATTATTGCTAACTTTAGAAGTTAAGCACGCAATAATCAGGAGTTACTGTCATTGTCAATTCTTGTGCCTCTCCTTCACTAGCCCAATCGTACTCTCCGAATGCAGCATCTTTAATATATGCTCCTTTAATAATCCATTCGGAAACGATATCACCTACAGGTCCAAGAACGTTAAAAGTTAAATCTTTCTTATAGAAATCTGAATATCCATCTCTACCAGTAACAGATTCGTGATGCAGACGTACCCACTCCATTACAGCTTGAGCTCCTGAAGGTGTGATTGGATCATACAATGTAATCGCGATATCAGACCACTTGGTCATTCCTTTTACCTTACGATATACATTAATGTGATTCAATGTCACCTCACCATTCTCTACCTTAATCTCTCCTACTTTCTTTACCATGAAAGTTGGGAACCCGTCCATGAACATAATAAACCTATTCTTCTGTTTGGGTTCAAATGCGGTAAAAAATATTTCGTTACTGTCTAATACTGGCATGTTCTATATTTAATGTTCTATTATAAATAGTCGATAACTTACTTTTTGTTTATTCTGGGAATTCAGCTCCTGTTGGTAAGATGTTGAAATCTAGAATAACAAATTCTGCTGTTCTAGTTGGTTGGATAAAGATCTGACCTACTAGTTGATTTCTATCAATTACATCGGCTGTATTATTTGTTTCATCCATTACTACTTTGAAAGCAAATAATCCCTGTCTTTCTTGTACTGAAGCTAAGTAAGGATTAACTTGAGCTAAGAAGTTATTTCTTGTTGCTACTGTATTCTGTTCGAATACTAAGTTATCAGCAATTTGTGAAATAAATCCTTTTAATGCGATTAATAATCTTCTTACGTTTACTCTATCTAATGCTGAGGCTTTTTTCTGTGTTGTCTTTTGTCCGAATACTACTACACCTGCGTTAGGGAAAGTAGCAATAGGATTCACATTAGCATCATAAAGAGTATCTCTATTTCCTTGAGTTAGTCTTCTTTCGGCTCTAATTACTCCTGGTAGAGACCCTCTATTAATACCTGCTGGTGCAAACCAAGGCTCTGCTACTGAATCATTAAAAGCAAATACTCCACCCATCATAGTTGATGCTGGTACAAATATTGTTGATGCAGAATCAGGATCAACAGTTTGAAGCCACGGCCAGTAAACTGCTGCATATGATGTGTTAAGATTAACAGTAGCTCCTGTTACATCAAGTATATTTTTATTATATAATACTGGATCTTGTACTGCTAAGAAGTCTCCTCTAGATCTTGCATTGTCTCTAACTGATGTTAAATGTGTTGCATGATCACCAGCTTCGATTACTAATCCTGGAGTAAGTAATAAATTATATCTGTAAGAGTCTTTATTATTTAAAAGATTAATTGCATTTGCATAATCTTGTCCTTTTAATCCTTGAGTATCTGCAGCTGATATAGCTTCGTAATAATTTGCTGTTCTACCTGTAGGAATAATATCTCCTGTTGCACCATCAAATGCACCACTTTGATTAATTGGAATAGATGCTGTAAATTCAGTTTTAGCGGTACCGTTATTATCAAAATAATTTGGTGTTAATAAATCTACTGATCTTACTCTTACAAATCTAGATCTATTAGAATATGAACCGCTAACCTGTAGATAATATTCTCCAGAATCATTAGTGAGTGTTTCAGTAACATCACCAATTCTTTTAGCGATAAAGTCTTCAGAAAATGGATCTAAATTTACATTTGTAAATGATTCTAGAATTACTTTTTCATTTAATAAATCATTACCTCTTCTGATTAATACAGTAAAGGTACCTGAAGAAGTATTGGCTGATGTAATCTCCCATCTTAAATTATCTTTTGTTCCTGATGGTAAGAAATTATTTGTACCTTCAGTAGATACACTATTTTGTATAATTCCCTCAGATAAAGTTTCTAATACAAATGGTGCTTTTCCATCCGGGTTAACACTTGATGATATATGTGAGCTAGATGCTGCAGTAAATGATCCTGAGGTTACTCTTGTTACTAATAAAGTAGTTCCTCCTTGTTGGAAATAGTTATATGCTGCAATTGATGTAAAGTAAGTATATACATTACTGCCGCTTTCAAAAGTAGATCCGAAAGTATTAAGATACTCAGAATAGGATGTTACTAATGTTGGTCTTTCAACAGGTCCTTTAACAGCAGGTCCAATAATTGCAGTTCCAGCTTCTATTGGTTGATTTGAAATAAACGAAAGGTCATTCTCTCTCGTCAGTACACCGGGTGATATTAAAGTTTCAGCCATTTTTTGTTTTTAATTTATATTAATAAATATCTTTTGTTATGGCAAAACATTTATTTATAAAACTTTTTATTCTTTTATAATTTCTCCTGTTTGAGTATTAATAACTACATCACCATATTTCTTTTTTAACTCTTCAGAAATATTTTGAATTTTAGTATCTATATTTTTTAATTCTTGTAACGCTTCTTCTTTTTTATCTAAAAAGAATTTTGATTGATATTCAAAATTACCTACATTATTAATTAATACAGATTGTTCTTCTTGTAACTTTTTAACAGAATCTAGTTCTTGATCTGTAATTTTTGTAACTTCTTGCTTGATCATAAAAAAATTTATTATAAATATAGAAAAAAAAATTAAACACCTACATTTATATACCAATCTGATCCTGTTAATAAGTTTTGTAATTCGGTTCGAGTATAAGGTCCTTCTTTAGTTGTTAATGATTGTACTGATGATGGCATACTGCCTTCATATTTAATATATGCTTTACTTTGATCAGCATTTTTTGCAACAGTATTGATAGAAGTTTCACATACTTGATCAAAATCAATATCATTGAGTTCACTAACATTAAATATAATATAAGTTCTTGTATTACTCATAATCCAAATCTTTCTTTCATAGCATTATAATTAATAGATACTTCATCAGCAGTTAAGTATTTATGATATACTCTTGCAATAGGAACTTTTCCTTCAACTGCTCTATATTGAGGAAATGCAGAATAAAACCATGCACCTAAATCTACTCTTTGTGCATTACTGACACCATTACTATATGTTCCAGTAGTTGAATAACGTTCTACATTATTAACATATATTTTTCGGTCAGTAGCTGATTGAGTCATTACAATGTGATACCAATTATTTAGTGATATGATACTGTTAGGACATTTAAATTTTACAAATGTTCCATCTGTAATACCATATATTCCTTCTATTGTTGCTATCGCTCCACTTCCTCCACTATCATTTATTGTATGATAAATTCCCCAATCTACGAATGGTGAAGGATCTCCTCCTCGGTTGAAGATTATATTCCCTGTTACTTGAGATCCATTTCCTGTTGGATAATACCATACTTCTATAGCATTTGTTACAGGAATATTAAATGGACTTGCTGAATTACTAAATCTTATTAAGTCATCAGTACCATCAAAATCTATAACTCCTAAGTTATTATTTTCAAATGTTGGACCATTAGTGAGAGTTCCATCTTCAGAGTTAACTAAATCTGTACATGTTGTACCTGTTCTAGGATAACACGTAAATTTAGAAGAATCCATGTTAAATTCTAATCCATCGGTAACGATTGATGTATCTGATTGTGCTATTGCTCCTATCTTACTCATTTAATTATGTTAAATCACCCATTAGGTGAAAAGTGGTAGTAGAAACTTTTTTAAGTACAGCTGATGATCCTTGTTGAGCTAATCTCATACTTCCGTTCTTTGAAATTACTGTTGTACCTGAAGCTGATTCAAATAAGAATTGACCTGCAGATGATGATTGAAAGAATTCATATTCTGCACCTACTGGGGTGGTATTGCTTATAACTATAGAAGCTGTTAAGTTACCTCCCACTATATGATATTTACCTGCATTTTCTTTAGATGATGAGATAGGAGATGAGGTATGAGTAACAATTGGTTTGCCCGCTTGAAAAAATCCATGACCCGATCCAGTTACATCCATATCTATAAAATGAGCCGAGTTTTTTCCTACTTGAATATCTAAATGTGATCCATTCCAATCACCTTCACTATCCCCTATAAACACTCTTCCAGTTCCTGAACCGTTTAATCCATTAATTATTATTAATTTAGATTCATCTCTACCTCCCATCTCTATTTGATTCCCAAAAATTTCCATTCCTGAGGTTTCAGAATCTATTTTTATTGATGATGCTCCTTCAATTTGTAATCCATTACCTATAAAATTTCCACTAGCGCTTATATTACCGGATGCTGTTACATGAGTAGTATTAACACCTGCTGTAAATATACCTTCTGTACCTTGAACAGTAGATGATCCTATTATTCTACCAGTAGCTATTATTCTATCGCCCGAAGTAATATTACCACTAGTAGTTACTGTATCTCCTGTAATAGCACCACTTGAACTTATGTTACCAGATGCTGTTATATGACCACTAAGTACCTCTAATCCTGTATTTTTAACTCTTAAATCAGTACCATTATAATCAAAAACATTGCCCTGCATTGAAATCCCATCGTTTGTAACTATCGAGTTACAAAAGAGTTGGGAACTTGCACTTATGTTACGAGATGCTGTAATATTAGTAACACCAAATATATCACCTTCTACCATACTAATGCTACCTGATATTTGTAAGGCATTACCATCGTCTGGTTGTTTTCTTATACCGACATTATTGCCTGCTAATGCTAATACGTGATTATCTGAATTATTACTATTGAAATGTAATCCATGATTAGGATAAATGATTTGTGCATCTCTGTTATCTCCATCAAATGTAGATCCTGATATTATTAAACTGGTATCAGTACCTCCAAATATTTGTTGTTGCACTTTAAAAGAATTGCCTACTATCTGACTACTTGCACTTATGTTACCAGATGCAGTTACATGACCATCCTCATGAACACTAAAATTAGTTGTATTTAGTACTTCAAAAGTTTTCCAACCGCCTGCTGAGTTTACAAGTAATCTCTCTAAACTTGATCTTATTACAGCATTACTATCAGTGGCTACAGAGCCGCTTTGGAGGTTAAGTATACTGGCGAATTCAAATATTTGAGCACCATCAACCTTTAACCCTGCCCCTTCTAAATCTCCACTTGCACTTACAATAGATGCTGTAATAGGGGTGGTGGTTGATGAACCTTGATCCATTACCTCCTGGAGTGTTGGAGTACTTCCTCCACCTGCTGCTAAGGAAGCTGATGTAAATATACCGCCTCCTATAGAAGCAGTTAACATTATCATTGTTCCACTAGCACTTATATTAGATGCTGTTATATTACCTAATATCTCAAGTCCTGTATTAGCGTATATACCATTTGCATTAGCAGTAAAAAACTGATTATTGGAGGTTTGTGAACTATCTGGATAAATTCGTCCGCCAGTACCTCCATAAATATTTTGTCCAAATAAATTACCGCTTGCACTTATGTTACCAGATGCTGTTACAGGTTGTTGGAATGTAATAATATCACCTACTGTTATTGGTGAATTACCTTGT